CGTGTACGTGCGAATGCGGCCACGCTTGCACTGGGGACACTGGTCGCCTGGTCTAGCCACGCTTGCTCCTAGCTCAGATCCGCGACGATGGAATCAAGGTCGTCGTTCACTTCGGCCAGCGACTTCCGCAGCCCGTCCATCTCCTCGACAGCAGCCAGCAGGGCGGCTTCGGGGTCTTTGTCGTCCGACCGCTTTTTCATGGAATCGAGCTTGGCCTTGAGCTCAGCGATCCTGGCCTTGCTGGCATCGTGCTTGGCCTTGAGCTCAGCGATCCTGGCCTTGCTGGCCTCGACCTTTTGCGCCAGGGACTCCTTGCGGGCCGTCGCTTCCTTCAGCTTGGATTCGGCAGCGGCTACCTTTTCCTTGGCCGCAGCAAGCCGGCCGCTTGCCATTTGCGACTTGACTTCGTCCAGCTTTTTCTGGACCTTGGCGACCTTGTCGTTGGCCTTCTGCACCTCGCGGTCGGCTTCCTTCTGCGTGCCTTCGATGCGGTCCCGAAGCCGCTCCTTCCGCTGCTTGCCGGCGGGGGTGTCCTTGGGGCCACTGACGCCGCCAGCGCCAGCAGCAGCCCCACCGGCAGAACCGCCATCACCTGCACCGCCACCACCACCGCCATCCCCGCTCCCGCCGCCACCGCCGCCGCCACCTTCCTTGCCGCAGCTGTTGTCGATGCCGCCGCCCTGGCCGGTCGCACAGAACCCGCGAACGTGGCTAGCCCTGCCACGGATCATCGTGCGGAGCACGGCCGCCTTCAGCCGCACCGCCATCGACTTCGCCCGAGCCGAGTCGGCGGCAAACGACTCGTCGGCGTCCTTGTCCTGGTGCTGGCAGCTGCACCGCACCTCTTCCTGCTCAGCCATCCACGCCTCCATGCTGCGACGGGCAACAGCCGCAGACGATGACGAGTATGCCGGGTGCGTCACGACGGACACGTCGAACAGGCCAGACACCTCGCGGATCGAGCGACGCGGCACGCCGTCCTCGCCCGGTGCCCACGACTGCCCCTTCTGCTCGACCGTGAACGCGAACGAGGAGCCACGCAGGTCTCCGCGGGCCGTCAGTTCGCCGATCGTGCGGCCCAGTTCCGTATTTGGCAGGACGACCGAGTACCGCAGCCCCTTGTCGTCGCTCGACAGTTCAAGCGTGCCTGACGACGTGCGTCCGAGTAGTTGATTCGCATCGTGGTTGAACAGGGCCACTACGTCCCGCTTGCCACGCTGGCGATTGAGAACCTTGTCGAATGCCCCCGGCATGATCGTCTCGCGGAACCCGCCGAGATCGACAGAGAGCGTGTTGTACCGGACGGCGTAGCCGGTGAGCGTCAGCCGGCCATCGGCTCGCGTCTCAACCGACACGTTGCCTTCCTCGGCGAACTCCCAGTCACGCCGCTCGATCTCGGTCGCCACCGCCACCACGTCCATCTCGTCAGCCATCGCTCGCCTCCGTGCTCGGGGTGTCCTGGGCCGGCTCGTCTTCGCTCGGTGCGTCCTGCTCCTCGGGCACGTCCTCCACCGGCTCGGCCACCGGCTCAGCACCAGGGGGCAGCGGGCCGAGGTTCTCCTTTTGCCGCACCTCTTCCGGCGTCAGCCACTTATTGCGGATAGCGATCTCATACGCCTGGTAGCGGGTCGTGATGTCGGACCGCAGCAGTCCTTCGACGAGGAACTCCGCGTACAGTTCGCCGTCCTCGGGGAGCACGTCCCGCTCGATCGCACCCTCGATCCGCCGCAGCCACGGGGCAATCGTGAACTTCTCGAACGACACCATCTCGCTCTGCAGGTTGCCCCACGTCGCGCGGCCCAACTCCTGAATCATGTGCGGCGGCATGCGCCAGATGCGGCAGATGGCGAGCAGCGATTGCATCCACAACTCGGCCAGTTGGCTCTCTTGATTCGTGGCCGTGATCGTGTCGGCCTTCAGCCCGTTGCTCAGTACCGCCGTCTCGCCGGCGTTCCTCGCCCCCTTGTGCCGGGCGTTCCACGACTCGCGGAGCCCACGCCGCTGCTCCTCGTTGAGCACTTGGTCCGTCGTCAGGATGAGCCCCGGCTGGGCTTGGTTCCTGTAGAAGTTGGCCGCGTAGCCCTCCAGGCTGCGGGCCAGGCTGATCGCATCCCGGCCCAACTCAATCGGCACTTCGCCGTGAATGCCGTCGAACGAGAGCCACGGGATGTGGCAGATCTGGTCGTCGCGGTAGATCGTCTGCCGGCCCGTCTTCGGGTCCGTGAACAGGTACGTCTTCGTGCCCTCGTCGTCCGGCTCAACCTTCATGCCGGCCGGGTTCAGCGGCCGCAGTTCGGTCACCTGCCCATCGGGGCCGCGGAACTTGAACTGGTAGGACGAGCCGTAGAACCCCATGTGCAGGCAGATTTGCTCGACCCACTGGTAGCGGGTCTGGTAGCGGTTCGGCTTCTTGGCGAGCACGTTGTAGATCGCCAGATCCTTGGCCCGCTCCGACGTGTAGTCGTCCTTTTTGCGGTAGACGTGCAGCGGCAGGCAGGCGACGGTCTCGGCCACAACGCGGGCACAGGCCATGTAGGCCGCCGTCCGCATGGCGGTCTCGGGAGTCACCCGCACGCCGCTCTCGGCAGCAGCGGCAACAAGGTCATCCCAGCGGGACATCCGCGTCTCAAGCCAGCGGATCTCGGGGAGCGTCGCATCCATGCGGTGTTCACCAGAAGGAAAGTTCGGGCATCGCCTGCGGCGTCAGGCTTTCGCCCATGTGCGAGCCAATCGCCATTACCAGAGCCACCATGCCGTCGATGCGTTCCGTGCTCTTCGCCTTGGATGGCTTGATGTTGCCGGCCGAGTCGCTCTGAACCGCTACGTTTCCTGCTTGCCAGCCTAGCACCGGATGCCCAGCGTGCCGCAGTTTGCCGTCGATCGTGAGTGCCTCCAGACGCTTCGCCGGGGCACTCATCGACGCGAAGCCCTGTCCGAACATTTGCACTGGCAAGGATTCAGCCACTAACTCCTGCGCGAGCATCGTCGCGTTCCAGCGGTCGATGGCGATCTGCTTCGGCTGGAACCGGCCGCAGAACTCCATGATGTCACGCTTGATCGTGGCGTAGTCCGTGCTCTTGCCGTCCGTCAGCCGCAGGAATCCGTCCCTCGCCCACTGGGTGTAGGGCACCCGGTCAGTCCGCTCCCGCTCAGCGGCGTTGGCCTCAGGGCACCAGAACATCGGCACCACGTCGTACCGCCCCGACTCGTCGGGAAACACGGCCACGAACGCCGACGTGTCCCACGTACTCGCCAAGTCCAGCCCCGCCCAGAACGGCCGCCCCTCCAACGGCTCGAGCTCCACGCCGCAGGCCGCCCACTGGTCAGGACGAAGGAACCGGATGTCGCTGGTTGTCGGTATGTTGAGCCGATATCTCAGGAAAGCGTTGAGCTTGGTGGCAGAGTTCTCGGCTTCCTTGCAGTCGGCGGCGAAGGACTCCTCGCTGATCGTCTCGCCTAACGACGGGTTCGCCTTGTGCCAGATCTTCGGCGACTTCCAATCGTCCTCCCGATCTGCCGCGTAGATGCAGCCGAAGAACGACGGGTCGAAACCCGCCGGGTCGGCAAGGCACCGCTCGGCGTAATCGTGCTGGTCGTACCACAGGTGGGTCTTGTTCGCCTCGCCAGCCGTCGTGATCGACAGCACCAGCGGCTGACGCCGGGCAGCACCGCCGTACCGAAGGGCATCCCACAGCCGGCGATCGCCACGTTGGGCGTGCAACTCGTCGAATAGCAGGCAGGAGATGTTGAGACCCTCGGCCCGGAACGCATCCGCCGACAGCACGCGGTAGAATGAGTTGCTCCCGCGGTGCACGATGGTCTTCCGCGAGTCGAGCACCTCGAGCACCTTCGACAGAGCCGGCGACGAGCGGACCATCGACGCCGCCTCGCGGTAGATGATGCCCGCCTGCTCGCGGTCGCTGGCCGCACCGTAGATTTCCGCCCCTGCTTCCCCATCTGCTAGCAGTGCGTAGAGGCTGATGCCGGCGAGCAGGGTGCTCTTGCCGTTCTTCTTGGGTATCTCGATGTACGCCTGGCGGTACTGCCGCGTGCCGTCAGGCTTGCACCGCCCAAAGATTTCGCCGAGCACGTACTTCTGCCACGGCAGCAGCAGGAACGGCTGCCCGGCCGTCTGGCCCTTGCTGTGCTTCAGCACCGTCTCGAAGAAACGGTACACCCGGTCGGCCTTCGCCTGGTCGATGCCGGGGCGATGCTTAGCCGTGGGCGGCGAAGAACTCCTCGAGCTCGTCCTTTTTGACTTCGACTTGCGTGGCAAGCTTCGTTCTCGACGAGGGGGTCAGCCCGAACTCTGACAACAGACTAGCCTTCATGGCAACCAACGAGCGGTAGAGCGGCCCCGCCGGGTTTGGCTTCACGCCGCCAAGGTCCGTGTGCATCACAGCACCGCCGGCACGCAGCTGGAGAAGGCACGACTGCTCGGCCGAGTGGACTTCGCACAGCGTCGCCAAGGCTTCGCCGTCGCCGGTCGTCAGGACGCCCATCCGAGTCAGGATGCCGGCGAGCTCGTGCCACTTGGCCACGGCCACCTCGTCAACCGCTAGACGCTCGGGCATCGGCGGGACACCCGGCGGCATGCTGGGCTCGCGGCCTGCACGCTTTTTCGCGGTGCCTTCAAGGATTCGTAGACCCGTCGGCTTGGGTCGCCGACCAGCTTTTGCCATGAAAATCACCTTGCGTCAGGACGGCCGATTGTTAGGAAAACCGGCCGGCAGCACGTTGCGTGCCGTTTTAGGGAGCCGGTTTTGGACGCTAAATGTTGAAAAACAC